GAGTGATCTTAGTGATTCTCAGAAGCGAAGATTGGAAAAAAGTTTTCAATACTGTGTAAGAGAAGCATTAAAATTACAATCGGAGGTTATAATTACTGAACGTAAGACTCAAGAGAGGCTTGAGCGAAGAATGACGGAAACAATAAAGGAGATGAAACACATGTCAAAGTCAAATCGTCGTAATATCTTCGATTTCCTTTTCGAATCAGAAGAGGAAAGAGGCATGCAGGAGACTGAGCTTGAAGAAGCTGAACTCTCTCTTGAACTCACAGATGATGAGCAAGAGACACTCGTAGGCGCTGATGAACCAGATGCTATTGATGCTGCACTTGAAGATATACTAGGAGACCTAGAGGTCTCATTAGGAACAGAAGAAGGTGGTGAAGAAGCTACCGAAGAAGAAGGGGATGAAGATCCCTTTGCTGAAGAAGAAGATGAAGATCTTGCTCTTGCTGGTGACGATGTTGCCATGGAAGAAGTTTACGAGATCGACGAGAATCTTCTCAAGCGAGAACTTGCTAAGATGTCAAAACTAAGAGAAGAAGCCGCGCCTGAAGATGCTGATCCATCTGTTCAGCACGGTGGAGAAGTTCTTGGTGATGTTATTTTAGATATTGATGAGGATGACCTTATTAATGTTCTTGCTGATGAGATCGGGAATACAGACGTACCAAAAACAAATACTATGGTTGCTGTTGAATCTCGTCGTCGTCGTAGCTCAAGACGTTCGTCTTCTGCATTAACTAAGCAGCTTCGTGAAGCTCGTAAGGTAAATGCTCGGTATAAAGAAGCAGTTGCAGGCCTTAAAAACCAGCTTGTTGAAATGAATCTTTTTAACGCTAAACTTCTTTACGCAAACAAACTTATGCAGAATAAGAACTTAACAATGAAGCAGCAGAAGGCAATTGTCGAAGCACTTGATAACGCTAAGACCCTTCGTGAAGCTAAGCTTCTTTTCAAGAGCCTGTCCGAGTCCCTCACTCGACGTTCAAAGGGTTCTAAGATTAATGAGGGATCATTACGGACTTTCGGATCGTCTTCCAGATCAACACGCTCGGCTCAGCCGAATTCTAATGGTGTTGAGGTGGATCGATGGGCAGTCCTCGCCGGATTACCTGGCAAGAACTAACCATTAGACCATTATCAATAAAAGGAAAAAACAATGTCTAAACAATTTTCATTAGATCAGTTGACAGAAGGGATTCGTCAGAGACATCTGGGATCCCAGAATCGTCAGTTGGTCGAGAAGTGGTCCCGCACGGGCCTGCTTCGAGGACTTGGTGGTGTTCATAGAGAGAACATGTCACGTCTTCTTGAGAATCAGGCTTCACAAGCCCTGAGAGAGTCTTCAACTCTTTCTGGCGGAAGTGCTGGTCTCACATCATCTGGTAATATGGCCGGATTTACAAACATCGCGTTTCCAATCGTCCGCCGAGTTTTCGGTGGTTTAATTGCTAACGAGCTCGTGTCTATTCAGCCGATGAGTCTTCCTTCCGGACTACTTTTCTATCTGGATTACACACGCGGCTCAGCTGCTGCAGGTGAAGGATACGATACTTACGGTTCAGGTTCTTCCCTTTATGGAAGTCCAGCTGGTAAGGGCGTTCGTTCCGGATCACAAGCAGTTGGTGGTATGTACGATCTCGCTGGTTCAGGCTTTACGCGTGTTCACCATGTTTCTGATGCTATTAGTATTACAGCTTCAGGATCTTTCTCGGGTACTAACTCATTCCTAAACCAAGCCGCAGCTACTTTACATGCTACAGGTACAGATGGTAAGCTTATTCAATTCGATCCTCAGCTCACAACTAAGATCGAAAGTAGCTCACCTACACCTGGTGGTGCTGTTGGTAACGATGTCTATGTTGCTTACTTTATAAGCCTCGACTCGACTGATTTTGCAACTGCAGATCTCAGCCTTGTTAAGGAGTGGACACTCGGTACCGGAACAGGATGGAAAACAGTTGACGCTGATATCCAGCCAGGAACATCGGCCAACGTGCGTCGTCTCAATGAACTTGGAACGTACTCAAACAGTCAATGGGTACCAAACCCGAACGTTAGTCTTGGCGACGCCAATGCAGTTGTTAAGATGATCCTTTCAGGAACAGTTTGTGATCAAGCCAATAACGTTGTAGGTAAAGCACTCGTCGACGGTACACTATGTTCGTTCCCAATTCAAGCGAGTAATGCTTCCGCTGATGCCGGAACACTTGTCATACCTGCTTTCGAGTCTAACTTCGGCTCAGACCCTGATCCAGCGATCCCAGAGATCGATATCAAGGTTGAGTCTATCGCAGTTGTGGCAAATACACGTAAACTGCGTGCTCGTTGGTCTCCAGAGCTTGCTCAGGACCTGAATGCTTATCACAGCCTTGACGCTGAGGTTGAGCTTACTCAGATTCTTTCTGAGCAGATTGCTCTGGAAATTGATCGTGAGATTCTTAATGATCTTCTCATGGGCGCCGGCGCTGCCAACTATTATTGGTCACGCGCTCCAGGTAAATTCCTTAATAAGGAAAGTGGTGCAGAAGTTCTTGCTTCTGGAACCACAGCACCTGGCCCAGCCTTCCGCGGCACTGTTCGCGAGTGGTATGAGACGCTTACTGAGACAATCATCGATGTTGCTAACCAGATTCATCGCAAGACTCTCCGCGGCTCCGCCAACTTTATTGTTGTCGGACCAGATGTCGCTACGATTCTTGAAGCTTCTGTCATGTACAAGCCAAGTTATAGTCTTGACGGCGACGGACAGGTAAGCGGTATGGTTCTTGGTGCTGACAAGGTTGGTACTCTTAGTAACCGCTTTACGGTCTATAAAGATCCTTACTTCCCACGGAATAAGGTACTTGTTGGCTATAAGGGCGGAAGCTACTTGGAGACTGGCTATGTATATGCTCCATACGTACCATTGATCGTCACACCTACGATCTTCGCGCCAGAGGACTTCACACCCCGCAAGGGAGTGATGACTCGATACGGTAAGAAGATGGTTCGTTCCGACTTCTACGGTACAGTTACGTGCACTGACATGAACATTATTTAATCCAATTAGATAAGTTCAATTTTGAATCTA